ATTTGGATCAGTCCGCCAGTCAAAGTCAAACACCTTGGCGTTATCACTAAGATTGTTACCAGCCTTTGGGGCTCGACAGACACTTCACCTACTGGCTATATCGAAGGACTTGGAGAAGATCCGGCAGGATCTATAGGAACTAGCAGTTTCTCTGATCTACTAGCTGAAAATATCACGACTATTACTGACTACATCCTACAAGTTTATAATGGACAAGCAGTTATACTCAGCCCAACAGAAGGATTTACACCGCGTGAACCTACTCTAGATATACCTGTTCGTAATGGTGCTCCGATTGATTGGAACATAGCACTTGGCCAATATCCTGGAAAATTCACAGCAGGCTCAAGTAGATTGTTCTTAACACAAAGCAACGGCACAGAAATAGTTGGAACTGTAGCACTAAATCCAGTTGATTCAACTATTATGATTGTCAACTGGGACCGTGATACACTAGTGTCTAACACTGGTATAGACAGTTCAGGTGTATTTGATTATATGGCAGGTTATAATGCGGCCGGAAGCTATCGACCTAACAGTCCTGGAACATTTGATGCTATTATCAACCCGTTAACCTACACTCCAACAAGTCCAGCTGCCGGTACTAGATATCTGATTATTGAAGATATCGGTTCAACTGCTAACATTAAAGACAATCAATGGACTGGCGCAACACCTGGAGCGTCTGCTACAAACTATTCATCAGTATGGGGAATACTAGTCGCTAAGGCCAACGATATCATAGAATATACAGGCACAGGATGGCATGTTATATTTTCACATGCTCAAGAAGCAAGTACCATGGTGTGGCAAACTAATATATACACTGGAGTACAGTATCTATGGAACGGAGTTTCATGGACAAAGAGCTTTGAAGGTGAATATCCTACAGGATCATGGAGACTAGAGTTATAACAGAACGCATAGTATGTAGCGGAGCATTGTTCTACGCTAAATCTACACGACGTTTCTTGTTATTACAAAAAGCCCATGGCAAACACGAAGGCACCTGGGGGCTTGTAGGTGGTACTACTATCGAGGGAGAAACACCTTGGCAGGGTCTACAACGCGAAATACAAGAAGAATTAGGCTTTGTTCCTTCAATAATTAAAACTATTCCGTTAGAAACATTTGTAAGTAATGACAATGTTTTTAATTTCCATACTTATTTGTGCGTAATAGAAAACGAATTTATCCCAACTCTTAGTGACGAACACTCTGCTTGGGCTTGGGCAATAATGGATCGTGCTCCTAAACCATTACATCAAGGCCTGCGTAATAGTTTTTCAAATAAAACTATAAGAACTAAACTACAAACTGTGTTTGATCTCGTTGATCTAATATAAAAAAAGGACCCGAAGGTCCTTTTTTATTGGGTTCTAATTAGATTAGAAACCGCGTGTGTACTCTAGAGCAACACCATTAGTCTTTTCGTCACCGCGTTTTTGGAAGTACTTGACTTCAACTAAGTCTTTCTTAGTAACGTCATAACCGAAACCAGCTTTCCAAGTGCGTGTTAGATAGTTGTTGTTATCTGCAAATGAATCACGGAATCTCCAACTAGCTAACGCAGACAATTTGTCAGTGATAAAGTATTCAGCTTTTGGTTCTACTGTGTAGTAGCCAAAGTCTACTGTGTTACCAGCAGAATTAACACCGTTGAATACTTCACCTAGACCCAAACGTCCACCTAGGTGCAAGCCTGGGTAAACTTCATACAATTTTTGAACACGAGCTTCTGCTGTATTCTCAATTGGGTTTTTATTACCGCTAACAGAACCATCATCACGGCTAGCACCTACTTGAATGTCGGCTTTAACACCGTTGTCAAACTTGACATATGGTGCAATCTTGATTGTGTTTGTCATTGTGTTTGGGGATTGTGTGCCACGCTCACGTTCAAACTCAGTGCTGATACCTGTTTCAGCTAGTGCTGTACCGCTCAATAATGCGGCAAAAATTAATGTTAACATCTTATTCACTTATAAATCTCCTTAATTAAGTGTAACTCTGTCATTTTACAGGAATGTAAAAACTCCTGCAACCGAAACGAGCAATAAAGCCCATCCGATTAGTGCTGTGTAGTAAGTAGTAAGAGTTGTTCCAAAATAACGCTTACCAATCATTACACATTCGTGCATTGGGGTCAGCAAGTAACCACAATAGTCTAATGCAAAGAACCAAAGTAGGTATTCCCTACCAAAGGCACTTGTCATTAGCACAGTCAGTGCGGCAAATTTGCCGTCACTGCCCATTGAGAAACTGGCTAAGAATGTTAGTAAACTGATAAAGAACACACCTTTAAATGTGTGCATATCTAATCCTATGCTCTTAACAGCTTCTTCAATCCAAGCGCGATGCTCTTGCATATATCCCGAGCTCGCAAATACTACAGCAACGATAGCCACTGTAGTCCAATTAATATAACTGTTTAACTTTTTAATATCAAACGATCGAGTGATTAGTATATAATATACTAGTAATGCACCAAATACTGGAAATACTGCTTCGGGACCTTCGCCGCCCATCAGCATATAGGCCACAATGGCTGCCAAGAATGGCAGTGTATTTTTTGCAAAGTCTAAGAATCCTGTAGACTCTGGACATTCTGCAATCACTACTTCGTTCTCATCTACCGCTAACCAACAGTACAGTACAATAAACAGGAAGCTGACAGCAATCAATGGCGCCAGCATGCCTAACCATGCGGCATATCCAATACCAAAAGCCGCCATAGGTAGCAGTACGGGTTTTTCAATCGGACTCCACATGTAAAAATGATGAGTGGTTAAGAAATCGATAATACCTAATTTTTTGCGGCTGGCATTATCACCGTTCACGCCAGTCGCCGTATCTAATATACCTGCTGACACTGTAGCACGACCTTCAATTGGCAGTATACCCGATACGAAACTCAGCAACATGATAACTAATCTGTTACTCTTAAATTTACTTTTTAAAAATCCATAGGTACCGGCAAATAGATTTTGTTCTTTAGCTATACCGCTAACTACCATGATCGATATTAAGACAAAAAGATAAATCTCGTCATCTAAATAATTAAAAATTTCCACTATTTTTTCTCCAAATTTCCAGCAACACTGATTCGTGTGCCAGTGCCTCTATTTTTACTTACCGAATGATTCATCCATCCTGGAAAGATTATGAGTGATCCTTCTTCTGGTGCGATTGAGTGCCTAAACCTATCTAAAAACCAAAATGTCAATGCGCCTGCACCTGGGGGTATTTGAACATAGTAAGTCCAAGCAAATGGACTATCTCCATGATGATGAGTGTTAGTACTTTCTAATGGACGATGTATTTGCCCCCATTGACTAGTATTGACCAGTCCTTTTTCAGCGGCTATTTCATTTACTAGATTTACTAGTTTTAATCCTTCACTGCCTTCTGGTATTTCAAACAGACTGTCTTCGCTAAGACCGCTATTGGGATCTTGGCTTACTCTAACGTCTATATGTTGTAGCACTTCTTTAGCCAGTTTACTGTTGTCTATGCCAGACAACATATACTTTCTAGCAGTTAATTCTAGCAGAGTAATATCTTCTATAAATTTAATCATTAGTTTATATTAAACGCTATACTAATGCGCTCATGATCAGTTTCATTCATTTCTACCCTGTGAGTTAACCAGCAGGGAAACAGTATTAATCTTCCAGCTTTAGGAGGAAATTTTAAACTTTCTTGCGGACTTTCATCTGCTGGAAACGCACCCATGTGCATCAATGGATTGGGATTCTGTAATTTTAAATTACCATCGGTTTCATTAGTTTGATAATAGTAAGTTCCTGCTATTCTAGTGTAAGGATGTACATGATCAAAATGTGTTCCTCCTCGACTGCTGAGATTAAACCAAGATCCCCCGAACTGAAAAGGCGGACCTTTATAATTTATAGCAACTGTATAGTCATCCACAGCTCGACGTATTGCCTGTTTTAAATTTATTAGATTATATTTGGCAATGTCGTGCGCATTACCGTTACCCCAAAAGAAGGTAGTCAGCATTGCACCTCCGGTTATAGCAGGTGTAGATCTGGATCTAATCTGCGGAAGTACCTGCTCAATTTCAGCTTGTACAGTTTGAAGTTCGTCTCCTTCGAGATCGCGTACAAAAACAGGAGTAGGAAACCAATATTCAACAGGCATAATTACTCCAAATTAAATGCGATACTGATTCTTTCATGATCAGTTGTGTTTATATTAACTCTGTGAGATAACCAACTAGGGAATAACAATAGTCTACCTACAGCAGGTCGATAACTTACTGCATCTATATCAGTACCATCTGCTGGAAAATAACTAAAATTAATATTAGGATTAGGATTTTGAAAACGTATTTTACCGTCGTCACCATTGGACTGGTAATAGTATACTCCGCTTATGCGACTGCGAGGATGGCTGTGGTCATACTGAAAGCCGCCTTTTTTACAAAAGTTAAACCAACTTTCGCTCATTTTAAAAATCGGATTTGGATAGTTTATTTCTCTAGCGTATTCTTTTATAGCCCACCCCACTGCCTCTTTAAAGATGTCTAGTTTGTATGTTTCTACATCGTTAACTTTTTCAAAATTAAATGTTGTTGTTACTGCATCGCCCCATGGGCTTGCATTTTCTTTACTACGAACATCTGGCAATACTTTATCAATTTCATCTTGTATTTTATTCAAAGCAATACCCGAAAAATTATGAGCAAATATTGGCGTAAAGAAGACATTTTGTATCATGGAATATTTAGTGAAGTAAATACAGGTGATGAAAATTTTAAAAAATCTTATTAGTCCAAGTGATTGTGCAGAATTGGACAAGAGCATTAGAGCTAGAGAACGCCCTATTGGAGATCGATTAGTACCAAAAAGTTTCAGCGCCTATGCGTTATTAGAAACTGAACAGTTACTTGTAAAATTAACTCCGCAGATTAGTAATATAGTTCAAAAAGAATTATATCCAACTTATAGTTATTCGAGAATATATTATACAGGTGCTACGATGCCTCTGCACACCGACCGTAACGCCTGCGAATACAGCATGAGCTTATGTGTGGGAGGAGAAAGTTGGCCCTTGTGTTTTCAAGACCGTGATCCGGTATTGCTTGGAATAGGCGATGCTGTATTATATCCTGGAATAGAACTTACTCACTGGCGTGAAGAATACAAAGGTACAGGATGCACACAAGTATTTTTACACTGGGTAGATGCTAACGGATCTTATGCAGAGTGGAAATATGATCGAAGACCTGCTATAGGAACACTTGAAAGTGATAAATTTTACTGGGGTAAAAGCTGACAATCCCAAGCAATAACTCTACGCTGTCCTGTGCCTTGCCAAGGATACACTAAATGCGGTATCCAACTTGGAAATATCAACATTGTTCCTACACTAGGTGTTACATGTACAAATCTCGAAGCTTTGGGATTTGAAGTAGCATCAAATAAAAAACTTATACAGCCGTCAGTTTCGGCGCTATTGTCATTAAATGCAGGAACTTCTAAATATAAATTACCAGAAATCGATCCGTAAGGATGAGTGTGAGCTACTTGATAACTGTTTTCTGGTTGAGTAATAGTCCAGCAGTTGGCTATTTTAGGCACTAGGTCTTCAGCATCTATGCCTGCACTTAATTGATATTCTCTAGCCTGTTGTTCAATCCAATTAACTAACCAATTCCTATCTTCAACACATGGCCATACTCTACGTTGCTCACCGCCTCGGATAGTAAGATAATCGTTTACAGGATAATCTTCTACAGTAGAACTACGTGTAAACAAGTCTCTACTAAGTTGATCGGCCTTAACTAGTATATCCTGCTCAACTTGTATTCGAGCTATGGGTATGGGATTAAAAAATTTACAGTGGATCGTTGACATAACTATCTATCACTAAGATACTACGCTGACCTTTACAAGGTTTTGAATTGTGAATCAAATATGCAGGCATACTCATCCACTCGCCTGGTTTTAAAGTAATTGTTTCTGCGAAATTGATTCCTTGCGCCATAGCCAACTGTCTAGGTTCTTGCAGGATTATTTCGCCGGTGCCCTGCAGATTTATAATTGTAGTGACAACTTTTGCAATACCTACATTATGAAAATGTGGATCTTGATATCCGCCGTTATCATATTCGACTGCCCAGATATTTTTTAATCTTGCAAATTTAATTTCTTCCTTAATTTTATTAATTTCAGGATGTAATAATCCTAGCCAATCAGGTTCGGGTTCACCGTATTTAAAAATATATTGCCAGCCATTTTGTGTGGTAGATTCTACAGCACCATCGGGGTCAAGTTCTCGTTCAAATTTAACCCACTCATTATACATTTTAATGATTTGATCTGATAATTCAATGCGGCCATGCCACGTGGGTGTAACAAATCTAGCTTGCTTCATGTTTGTAAATCGTATTTTTTAAATACTCGTAGAGTGTGGGCTCCATATCAGTGGCTGCCTTCCAATAGGTCTTTTTCTTTTCAAGTATTTTAAAAGTTTCAGCATAGACCTTTTTATAGTCAACCCCATCTCTATTTTGTTTTAACTGTATTGCTGTAGGATCTAGAATCATGTAGTTCATACCAATGCTAATTCTAGTAATGCCTGCACTTACAGGAGCGATACCTGAAAACATTTTCCTATGCTGTAGATCATAAAATCCTTGGAAGGGTTGAGGTTTTAAGCTAGGTAATCCTGGACTATAGGTTCTATCTCCGTTAGCAATCCAATAGTTTGTATCGTTGCGTATGCTGAGTGCATAGTGCAATGCTACAAATTCTGCAAAGTTTCTAAAAATCTGTAGGCAACTGGCATTGTAGACATCGATATCCCACTGTTTGACTGCTGGCCGATCTAGTGTTTTAATCAATTTAAATAGAAATTCATGTACTGTGAATAATCCGTTACTTTCTAAAGGTTCTATAAACCCAGCACTAAGACCGATAGCTACAACATTCTTTACCCATGTGCGATTGTGTATACCTACACGCATAGAGATATCTCGATATTCTAATACATCGACTTGTTCTCTTGTTTTAGGACAAGCAACTTTATCGCTCATTAGATGTTGTTTAAATTCTTCCAATGCCTGTTCTGGTGTAACATACTTGTCGCTATAGACATATCCAGTACCGAGACGGCTCCATAGAGGTATATTCCAAACCCAGCCGTGTTCTATAGCAGTACAATTTGTATAAGGTTCTAATTCTAATTCTTTATTTTGATAAGGTAATCGAGTAGCCCATGCACGATTGTTAGGTAACATGTCTTCGTAACTGTCAAATGGTTCTCGCATAGCACCTGCAAGTAACATGCTTTTCCAGCCTGTGCAATCTACAAATAAATCTGCGGTAATGTATTCACCGCCGTCTAATACTAGACCTTCAATTCCATCAGAATTAGATTCTATGTCAACTACTTCGTTAGAAATATGCACCACTCCTTTAGGGATACAATAGTGTTCACGTAACCACGCACCAAATTTTGTAGCATCAAAATGGTAGGCGGCATGCCATTTAGGATCAAACTTGTGAAAAAATCCTTGACTGTTAGTGCTAAACTTGTTGGCATCTAGCAAATACCCAGTAGGATAGTAACTATGTACAAAATCTTGTACAGGAGTCTCTGGATAAAGAGCTTTTTTATAATACCAATCCTGTATGCCATCTACTGTATCGTCTAGTACAGGTTCACCAAAGGGATAATGAAATCCTCCTGAATCTTTTTCGTAAAAGTCTGTAAACTTGATACTGAGTTTATAACTAGCATCTGTATAAGCCATAAACTCTTGTTCGTCAATTTCTAAAAATTGTAGATAATCGTTAATCTGTGCGATCGTGCTTTCACCGACACCTACGATTGGTACTGTAGGACTTTCAATGACTGTAATTTGTTTATTAGGAAACGCCTTGATTAAAATAGCCGCAGTCATCCAGCCAGCACTACCGCCTCCGACTACAGTGATACGATCTACAGGCTTTATCATTTTATCCCAAACCAATGTTTAAGATACATGGCTTTCATGAGATTACGTTTGAAATTAAAACTTAGACTAAAGAAATATTCTCTACGCTTTAACCAACTGTGAGCTTTCTGGTCGCCGACTACAACTTCCATTTTAAATTTTTCATCAGTCATTGGTATTAACTGTAGAATAGGTGTGCCAGCTTTAAGCAAAAATCGATCATTTAGCACTTTCCACCACACCTGCGGATTTATTTCTGTACTTAAACTTGGATCTAGTATACCCATGTTATGTTCAAACGCAAAATCATCTCCATAGGGAATTGGAATCGCCATAAATTTTACACCTGGAGGTGCAATAATATGCCACGGAGTGTTAAATTTAATAATGCTACGCAAGCATCCCGGACGAGGCGGAAAGGGAGCGGCAATTTCATTGGCCATGTGTCCTGACACTAGATGCCCGCCATACTTTTCTGCTAGAGACTCGCTAGGAATAGTCCATTTGAAATTTTCCATATCCCCGTTAGTTTCTATCATAACGTCCCATGGCATTGGTACGATATAGCCTGTGCTCATTAGATCAAAAATACCGGGACAGCGGTACACATCAACAAATTGTTTTCCTTGTGATTGTTCTAGTTTTCTAAGGTACATCTTCCTAGCACCTTCTACCCAGTCAGGCTTATAATCCTTAGCTTCTATAATAGGATAGGCTTCTTCCATTCCCGGTATTGTTGTAAAAAATGTTATTTTTCTCATGCTCTAATCCTAATATTAAATGCTAAATTTATTCTGTCTCGGTTAGACAAGTTAGGTTCCACTTCGTGTGCCATCCAACTTGGCCATATAACTAAATCACCATCCTTGGGCGCAAAACTAAAGTCTCGCATAAACGGGCTAGTCTTGCCGCAATCTCCTAGTAGATTCGCAGGATTAGGAAATCTTAGATCTCCGCAATCAGTAGCTTGTAGATAGTATACTCCGGAAAAATCATCTTCTTTATGGGTATGCATAGTATTCCTACTACCTGGCGAGTTTATATTGACCCAAGCTACTAAATTTGGATTAGGTGTTTTTTCAATTGCTCTAAAGACAGGATCCTCCTTGTTATAGAATATCACAGCTTCAAGCAATAATACACTAATTTCATATGAAAGCCAACCTATATTTTTTAAAGGAAAGTCCATTCTAAAGCAACCTGGATTGCTAAATTCCATTGTTGGGCTAGATTGCGCTAGTGTATGTATTTGATTTAAAAGTGCTTGGCGATCTGTAAGACTGCCTACATCTGATTGTATAAAAATATCGGATCTAAACAGTGGTTCTCTAGTCATTACTCAACACTATACCAGTCTTTTAAAAATGCATAATGGTTAGGGAACATTTCTTTTACTAGAGCAACTCGTTGACTTTGGCTGTTGGTAAAATATTCAGCATACTTTTCTACATCTCCAAACAGTTTCTTTTTATGGCCGTCATAAACTCCGCCTGCATTGAGTACACTGAACCAATGTCCTACATGGAAACTACTAGTTGGATGTATAAAGAAATCTCTATTAGGGCTTGGTACAAACTTTTCTACAAAGTCTAAAACCTTTTTAGGAATCATATCAGGCATCTGTTGATGTATGTTATTCCAAAACGGTGTATCATTCTTAGTGCTAAAGTGATAGTGAGCCCATACAAAGGCTACGATTTCCCAGAACATGAGATCGTAAATTTCGTTAACTTCATTTTTAAGAGGTTGGCTCCAAACGCCATGTGTTCTATTCAACCCTTCAGTGATCATTTCAACCGCTTTAGTGGTAAATGTAATGCCTGTGGCTTCTAATGGCTCAACGAATCCGGCCGCTAATCCAACTCCCATGACATTTTTATAAGCTACCCGGTTGTGTATTCCACACTTCATATTGAGTATACGTGCCGGCGCTGAGAATTCATTTACTTTCTCACGTAGTTCTTTTTCAGCATCTTCATCGCTAATAAATTTACTACTGTATACATAACCGTTTCCTTGTCTTGTATAGATAGGAATAGTAAACATCCAACCTGCGTTCATAGCAGTAGCACTGGTATATGGAACACACTCAGCTTCTGGATCAGTATATTGAGTCTGTAAGACTACTGCACGATCACAAGGTAGTATGTCAGTGACGCTGGTAAATGGTATTCCCAGTTTCTTTTCTAACAATATTGATGCAAAGCCACTGCAATCTAAATATAGATCGGCAACATACTTGTTGCCAGCACCGTCTACTAGTGCAGTAATCCCGTCATCGTTTGTTTCAACATCTTCAATTTTAGTGTTAATATAGTTGATACGATCAATAATTAGGTCTTTAATTGCTTTGATAATTTCATAGGCGTTAAAATGCACAGCGCCAAATTGTCTATAACCGGTTTGTGCGTAGTTAGTGTCCATACCAGCAAGTTTAGGACTTTTATTAGCTAGAGCTAGTTGATAAGCTGGCAGCCAATCAAAGAATTCTTTCTTGTCACGTCCTAAAAAATAATCTGTAGTATACAAGTCCGGAGCAATAACTGTATTTTCAATAAAATCATTGTCAACAAAATAGTTTTCAGGTGTCCACCCTTTGAAATGCACACCTAATTTAAAAGCCGCTTGACTTGGCTTCATCCATGACTTAGGATCAAGTCCGCAGTCAAATAAGAATCTAGCGGTGGCAGGTTGCGTTCCTTCACCTACACCAATTGGGCCCATGTCTGTACTTTCTATTAGTGTAACTTCGCAAGGAAATTTTAAGTTTCTAGTGATGTATGCGGCAGTTAGCCAGCCGCTTGTACCACCACCGAATATAATAATTTTTTTAACTTTTGTTATGCTCATTTTCTAATCACCAGTACGTATAATCCGTTCCACCACTCTTTTCCATTTTCTTCGCTGTTTAACAATAGTTTTTTATAGGTTATGCGAGCACCTGCATCGTACAATGCCGCTACAGTGCCATCTACAGTTTCCTTCCAGTTGGCATCGTCAATGACGATAATTGCTTCTTGGGCCAGTGTACTGTAGTATAAACTGATTGCATCGTAGGTTGTTTTATAATCATGAGGACCGTCATAGAAAAACATCTGTATTGTTTCATACATGTCTGCCGTTTGAACATCAAACATGTTTGATTCAATAATTCTAACATTGCTATTACCAACATACGGAGTAATATTTTGTTCAAACTGAGCTCTGCTGTTAGGCGGGAGTTTTAGTTTATTGTTTTTATCTTGTACATTTTCAGTCCAGGTATCGATAAATGTAGCGTTCAGCGGATTATTTTCAAGTACTGCCGCGGCTGTTGCTCCAAGGTAACTACCTATTTCTAAATAACTACCAACACCAGAAGCTAGATGATTCAACAGTGTCTTAACACGTGGACTAGTTAGCCCCGGAATATCATTCCAAATTTTAGGAATACCTGATTGATGAATAGCCTCAGCTACATGTTTAACTAACGGACTATAGTCTAAGTCGCTTTTACGATCGTATACTTTATCGCAATAATGACAGTCCCAGCAGTCAAATTTACAATTTTTAATTTTTTCACGCCATAGTTCGATAGGTTTGCCAGTCATACCTGTTTCATCTGCCCATTGCATAAATCCTGGAGCAAGTATTTCTTCTCCTCCTACATATTTTTCAATGTAAGATAGCGTATCTAACAAGCGTTGATTGTCCTCACGGCCGTGCATTTTAAACACATCAATTCCTAATTCATCGAGATATTCATCCCAGTCAGCTCGCCACGGACTTAGGTTGGCAGTTTTAAGAGGAACTGAACTATCAGTTACTTCCCACTTGGGACAGCTAACACGACTAATTGGATCGTTGAAATACTGCGGTGATTCGGCATTTCTAATATTGTTATAATGGAAATGTTCTTCCATCATTGAACAATTACCTAGACAGCCTTCGTTGGCTAGCAGGCTGATAGTAATGTCTTTGCCCATAGTTTCTTTAATATACTCTTTGGCACGTTTAATTTTTAACAGTTGATCACGATCGCGCATCAAATCACGGTCAAGATTAATGTAGTCAAATCCTGCTTGTGCAAGATTGACTACTTCTTGGGCATGTGTAACTTCTCTTAAAATTGTGTTTTTAACGTAGAGTTCAGGAAATGCCGCTTTGATTTGTCCGGTTGCCATCCAGTGGGTATGTGGAATTGTAGCAATCTTAATACCAGCATCATATAACTTTTTAAAATTAACAATAAATGTATCTAAGTTTGCCTGCGTAGGTGCAACTTGTATGTTATTAAAGGTTGCACTAACGGGGATACCTAGATGTTTTTGAATGTTAAGAGCAGTATCAATTAGTGAATAGTGATTGTCTTCAATTAAAAAAACATCTCCCATAGCATCTTGTTTAAAAGGTGCTATGCGGCTAGTAAAATAAATGTCAGCAATCCAATCTTTATAAATCTGCAACCATGCATAAAAGTGAGTGAACTCTTGTTGATTTAGTTTTGGATTTAATGGTATGCTGAAAATCTTTCTTGGTTTTGTGTTAATCATTTAGGTTCTCCAAAGTATTGTAACCAGCCGGTTAAAATATATTTTTCATTACTCAATGGAGGATTACCTCGATGGGTATGTGTAAATGCCGCTGGCCATATTACTAGTCGTCCTGCCTTGGCACTTAGTCTGCGTTTTTGATAGAGGAATTCTGTTTCGCCTCCGTGTTCTACATCATTTAGATACAGGGAAAATACTGTTACTCGGGTACTGACATCAAATCCGGCGTTTTCGCAATGCCAATCATGATAGCCGCCACCTGGTTCTGTTTTCTGTAAACGAGCACTTATAACACCATGTTTTTCAATGTCGTGTAATATGCTAAATTCTTCTGCATAATCACCATAGGCTTTCCAAAATTTATCAAAGAAAGTTTTCATTATGGGATTAGCTTTCATTACAGGCAAACTGTCAAATTGCATGACAAAGCCAGTTTCGTCGTCTTTGTGATGAGCTCTGCCATCTTTCATAGACTGTCTGTCATAGACCAAGTCTAATTCTTTCATATGATTAAAATAATCAATAAATGTTTGGCATTCTTTGGCTGTTAAAAAATTATCAAACACTCCTATAAAATCTGTAAACATGCATTATCCCTAGTATTATATAGGTATATTTACTGAAATTATTTGGAAGTGAAATTAAATGTGATAGCTATGCGTAATGGGCTAACAGTAGGATACGAGCTTGCGTGATAGTGCTGTCCAGGGAATAATACAATTTTCCCTTTGGCAGGTTTAACTTTTTTCTTAACTGTTAGTTGACTAAATTTGGCTTGATCAGGCAGTAGTGTAGGCCAAGTTTCTTCGTAAATTGTTAAGTCCCCGTCACAGTCATTTACATAATACACAGCAGTCCAATGGGGGAAATATGCATCAACGTGTGCGGCATGCGGACTAGGATCAGCATTACATGTAAAAAGCCCGACTCTGATACGCTCTACAACATCAATCACTAGTTTACCACCTAGTGCTTTTTCTAATCCCATTAGTACCGGTTCTACTTTTGAAAGATCTTCAGAACGTTGATTATTGTTGAATACTATATTATGATAAAAACCAACTGCTCCAACATTTTCTATTTTGCCGTCAGCACCATATACTGAATCTAGAGTAAGGGCCCAAGGAAAACTTGGATGCATCAATCGTTTTTCAAGTCGATCAACATAGTCGACTGGCAGAAAATTATCTAACTCAATGATATCGTCTATCATTATTCAGATAAATTTACAGTTGCCGCGCCCCATTGTTGATCTTCTGCCACCACACTGCTAGTTGCAATTCCAAAACGATTATGTAAAATTGCTCGTGTTTGAATTACTTCGGTGCAGGCATCTATCTCGCTAGCAATAGATGCTTTGAGTGCGGCATTACGATCTTGATCTTCTTGACTTAAATTTTTGTAGTAGACAGTTAGTGCTAGATGCATCACCGCTTTCCAAAATTCTACCACTTCTGCAAGATCCGCATCGCTTAACTTGTATGTAAGTTGCGGTTTTACAGCATGCTCTTCCATAGAATGGATGATCAATTCTTCGTGTACTTCTGATCCCACTGCAATTTTAATCTTGTGCTCATGTGTAACTTTAGCAAATTTGGCCGCACGAGCTATGTTCTCAGGAACTTGAATATAGTTTATTTGGCTTAGATCAACACTAGATTCATTTTCTGGTGCGATATAAGCGCAGGTGTATGGGCCAAAACTGTACTGATCAAGAATTTCAATTTTTTGATCTAGTGCTGGGTGATTAAATGGTAGTGCTTCAAGGACGATAAACATCGTTAAGTTCCTCATCGGTAGGTTGATCAACAGCGTTCGGATCAGTAGTATGACGCTCTGCTACAGGAACGAGATTGTTGACATTAAATTCTATTTTATTAAGATCTTCCGGAGTATGGCCTTGCATAATACCAGCATAGTCTTTATCGGTTTGCATCAAGTGGCCGTGGGCTTGATTACGTAAACTACTACTCATAGCTTCTACTCTGAGTGCAATTTCATGCGTAAGTGCCAATGCTTCTTGTTGTTGTTGGCCGTCAAGTTGTGTAATAGCATCCATGTTACCGGCACTAACTTTACCGTAACCAACTACATCCATTGCGGCTTGTTTAGCTAGACGAACAGTCCAATAGTGTTTTTCCCATTCGTTTTCTTCATCTAGGTTACCAAACACTTCTAACCAGCTACGACCGTCTGGAGTTTTACCGTGAGGGCCAGCTAGATAATCTTTTAACAAATCACAATATTGTTCGCGCTCGATAAAATGCTGTGCCTTACGACGTTTATCACAAACATATTGATATTGTTGTTCTAATAGTTTTAATTGAATTTCTGCTTTTTTAATTGGATCTTCTTCACGATCAATCTTAGCTTGAAGCATCGGTAATTCAATTTCGTATTTGGCCATCATGGTAACATAGCGTTCGCATGATTCTTCAATACTCTTAAGTTCTAATAACCATTGGCGTACTGTAGCATAAGG